GAACGTTGTTGGGTCAAGAACAACACCAGAGCTCATTAGAGGAATGTATGGGCAGTAGAATGCTGCGGCATCAGCCTCGCTTGAACCTTTGTAACCAACCAGCACAGGAGTGGTGTCAGCAGCGTAGCTGTCAACAAACACACGCATTGCGCCGTTCAGTGTACCAACAAACTTGGTGTTGGTAGGTGCTTCGAAAGTACCTTCTGTGGTACGAGCAAAAGCAGAAGTAGTAGCAGACTGGAGCACAGTTAGTGCGGCAGAGCTAACAACAGCCCAGTTACCAGCGCCACGACGTGTACGCTGAGCAATCAGGTTAGCAACACGGTTGATCAACACAGCTAGAGCAGCGTGTTCGTCACCAACGAATGTAGCAGTACCAGAAACAGTAGCTTGGTTGTATGTGAACTCAGTAGCAGCAAGAGTGCGGAGTGACAACAGGATTTCCTGGTCAATTTCAGCTGTAATTTCTTGTGCCAGAGCAGCCATGATTTCAGCTTCAACGTCAATGCCGTGCATTGCTTGTGCGTCTTGAGCAGATTCAAAAGTCCAACGTGCTTGTAACTTACGAGTCTTAGCTTCAACAGCTTGCTTCAAGATCTGAATGCTGATTTGCTTACCGCCAGTGCCTTCCATGGTGGCTGTGTTGCCGCCAGTGTAAGCAGTAGCTGTGCTAGTGTTCTGAGGAACAGTAGAGTAAGCAGTAGCAATGGTGAATGGGCTCAGTGCTTCCTGGCCAGCTGTAACGCTGGTAGCGGCTGCACTTTGATCATCCAAGCTCTGTGCGTAACGAACACGCAGAGTGTGGATTTGACCCACTGGACCTGTCATTGGCTGAACGCCAACCAACTCGTTAGCAATAACGGTTGGCATAACACGTCGAATCACTGGCAGAATCACACGGTTAAGTGTAGCAATGTTGCCAGAAGCGGTAGAACCCGAACTTGCATTCTCTTTCAAATACTTGCGGGTGTTCTCGAGGATCACGGCCATAGAGTTACGACGGGTGCCAGAAAGGCCTTCCATCAGAGCTTCTTTGGTCTCGCCCCAACGACTTTCAAGTAGTTCTTGTGACATTTAAGTCTCCTTTTTCCTATTTTTTAAATCCCTGCCAGGCGTTTGAGTTCGAACACATTGCTTTCGCTGGGTGTTTCGTCGTCCTGGACGCGGGCGGCAGTTTTATCGCCAGTTACTTCAGTTTTCGATTCCACAATTACTTTTGAGGCTTTTGTAGAACGATCTTCCAAAACAGCTGGTAGATACTTCTCGAAAGCTGTCTTCAGACGAGATGTCTGGACGCTTTCCAGTAAATTACGCATAACTTCTTGCTTTTCCTTGTTTAGAGGACGCAGCAATTCGCCCAGAGTGTTTTCACGCTCATTGGACTCTTTGATAATGCGTAGTTCACGTTCCTTACTCTCAACCAGCACTTTGGCTCGTTGTGAGAGTTCAATGGCTTCCGCCAACTTGCGATCTTTTTCTGCGATAATGTTATGCAGTGTACGAACTTCTTGCTTCTCATTGAGATGAGTAGCACCAAATTCAGCAGCATACGCTTCAAAGATACGGCGACCAAAATTGTTCTCGCGAGCAACTTTGATATCTTCTTTCAACTGATTTAGCTCAGCCTTGAGATGCTTGCTAACAGATTGGCTCATCTTGTCGGCACTTTCTTTGATGAAACGTGCTTTTAGACTTTCCAACTTACTGCGAGCTTCACGCACCAAACGAACCTTGGTTTCAACAACGTCACGCTTGTCTTGTGCGAATTCTTGAATCTCGCGTGCAAGAGCATGAGCAACGAATCCTTCGAGTTTTTCGAGGCCTTCGTTGTGTGCCTTGCGATCTTTGCGCAGTTCGCCAATTTCTTCAGCAAGTTTGGTAACCAAGAAGTTGTTAAACTTAGTGGCACTTTCATTCATCTTGCGTTGGAACTTGACACGATCTTCAGCAATTTGAGCTTTTTCAGCTGCAACTTGTTGAATCTCAGCGGTCAGACCATCTGTTATCATTTTATCTAAAGCTTCGACCATTACTTGCTTGTCATGTTCGTAGCGTTGTGCAAACTCCTCACGAAGTTCAGCACGGGCTTGTTCACGAGCTTCATTGAGCTTGGCTTCCCAAGCTTCGTTGATCTCTTGACGAGTTTCCTCGGTGATCAAGCTGCTATCGAGCAATGGTTTAATAGCATCCAGCATGCTCTTTTCTCCTTAGATTTTGAGATCCTTGATGAGCTTGACAACCTCGCTCTTCAAGTATCTCTGTACCTTGCTGTCCGCTCCGGCTTCCTTGGCAACCTCCAGCAGTCTATGTCCGTACTTCATGTTCATGAGGCCTTCATAGATAGCTGTAGGATAAGCATTGGGGGCGCTGGGTTGGGCAACTACATCCACAGTGACAATTTCAAAGTCACTGACATGTCCTGTTCTGTCGTCGACGTTTCCTGATCCACGACTTGAAACACCAAGTTTCACGCCTGAATCCAACATGGTCTTAACGAGCTGACCCATGGGTGTTGGCAGTAACTTGAGTTTTCCGTATCCTGTTGAACCTTCATACCACATTTTGTCAATCATGTGGCTCACTCGGTCCAAATTAA